GTCCCAGTTGATAATACCACCCGTCGATGATATCCCTACCCTTGTCGATAGATTATATGCATTCGTCGAAATTAACATCTATTAACAGAAATAATTTGGTGGTTCATCGATTTCTTCGTAGACGCGTGACCTTAGTGTACCAATTACACTAACCTTAGTGTAAAACTTACACCAACGGCATTGGGTCACCTTTGTGACGTTGGTCACTTTTGTGACTTGGGTCACACGTGTGATGTTGGTCACGTTTGTGATGTTGGTCACAATTGTGACGGCACGCGCAATTGTTAAAATATGTTAACGGCACCCAAGATTTCGCCCCTTTCGTTTGGATTTCTCAGAAATACGATAGGGGCGCTTTTTAGCCGTTTTAAGGCACTTTGCCCCATTTTTGATACCGTAGTATCAAAGTAGGGGCGAAAGTCCAACCTGAGCGAATTTGCGGTTATTTGTTAAATTTCTTGCATATGTCAATTGTTTGTTGTAGACGCGTGCGCACGCCCCGCACACAATACGTGTACAATTATACTTTTCGACGAATGGCGGTTTTTTGTCGACGAATGAGGGGCTAAATTAATTTGCCCCCGTTTTTTGCGTTTATCGATGATTTTTGGCGATTCGTCGATGTTTTTTGGGCACTCACAAAATAGTTGGTTTTTATATGCAGATTATACTTTTCGGGGTTGCGAATTAAAAAAAAACGGTTGTACCTTGCGAACGCAATGCAGGGGCAACGGCCTCACAAAGCAGAGCAAGCCCCACACGGGGCGATGTATTGAATGACGTATGCGGGGCACGGCAGCCCCGGCACACTGAATTCGGCGGGTGTTGGGGGAACGTAGAACAGGCGTAAACAGACCAACGAACACGGGGCACGCCGCCCCATACACCAACACCGCTACAAAGTGAGACCCCGAACGGGAGCACGGTCACTGAGGCCAATGCCGCGGCAAGCTTGAGACAAGCCCCTGCTAACGTAGACCCCACACCGTCCCCAACGGACTCACTACGCGCCGAATGAGCAAACACGCATACATTGACGCCCCGCGCCAACCTTTACGGGTGGCGGTGCTATGAGGATAGCACAACGGGGATTGGGAATAGGCCCCTCTTTGATACCAACCGCACGGCACGCGCACGGCGGGTGAGGGACAACCGCCCATTAACGCCCCCGGACAGCGTTGGAGCCGGGCAACGGCCCACCGTGGCGGGATAGCAACCGCCCCGGGCCACCTATCCCCCGCGGGTAACGGTTGGTAATTGTGACCTACATCACACCTGTGACCTACATCACACCTGTGACATACATCACGCATTGCCGGGCGTTCGATTCGCCCACCCGCTCAACTTATTAACAATTAAACCTTAAGTTATGAATAATTCAATTGTAACGCTGGAAATTATCCAGCACCTCGACGGGTTGACCGTCTCCAATGTAATGTTAACGGCTGAACCCGGACGTTTGGTCAATAACCGGACGGCGTGCAATATTGCCGCGAACCGTCTTACCAAGTTAATCGACACGATTCGCAAAGTAAAGCGTAGCGGAGCGAACGTAGGGTACAAAATGAACCTACGTACCACCGTGAAAGTGTGGAATGGCTCTAAGTGTGTACTCGATACCGCCGAAGCGCGGGATACTATGGCGGAATTCGGGTTCCCGGATGACTTCACCTTCCGAGGTGTGACGTCCTCCGAAAATAAGCGGGCGAATATCATTGGAGCGCTTGAGGTGATGGCTGATTTGAACTCACTCAGCTGCTAATAGCGCCCCAAGAATCCAAGAACTCAAGAACTCAAGAACATATGAGCACCCAAGACCTTGCCTTCATCATCGGGGTAGCTGCACCCCTAATCACGATTGCAGTATCCATCCTCAAATCTAACCTCAAATCCAAGAACTCGTGAAGTACCCCAACGGCTACCTCCCCCGTGTTGCATACCATATCAGCACGACCAAGAATGCAGACAAGATTCTGTACTTCCTCGACCGTCAACTCAAGATGTACGGTGAACTCTCGCAAGAAGAACTCACGTTCGTCGTGCAAGAATGTATCAAGAAGGGCACACGACCTTCCGAGGCGATCTACACCTTGACCCAAGCAGTAGACCGTCTCAAGCAATTGCAGGCGTAACAATTTTACGGGACGGGTCGCTATCGAAATATCGAAGCAAGCAAGGACGACAGGCACGTTGAAATGTAATACGTGAACAACCTTAGATAACCCCCAAGAAGACCCGTCCCTTTATCTCAAGAAATGCAAGACCTCATCACCTCTGGCCTGCTGTTCCTCATCGGAGCAGCTGCCTACTTCATCCAAGATTTCATCCTTTACTTATTCAAGAACCCCAAGAACTAATGACATACGAACAATTCGAAGCCCTCCAAGTGTGGGCAAAAGACGTGCAAGAACGCACTGAAGAAGGTCAGACCATCCGAAGCGTTGACCTCATCCACGACATTGCAGGAATCCTTGCCAATGCTCCAGACGGTACAAGTGACAACTACTTCCTTCCAAGACTCCTAAAACCAAGAACGAATGACCTACAATCCTGAACATATAATCTTCCTATCCAAGAAGTCATGAATCTACTAACTCAGAACTCCAAGATTAAAGAGACGGGCGCCAAGCACGGCGTTCGCCTCTTCAACTTCACCATCCCAGCGTTCGAAGACCCAGAGACCGGGCGCAGGACTTGTCCCTTCGCAGGTGCTTGTGCTAAGTTCTGCTATGCACGCAAGGGCTTCTATGCATTCAAGAACACCAAGAGCGCACACGCCAAACGATACTACGCAACCAAGTCCGACTTCTTCGTCGAGCGAATGATTGCAGAAATCAAGAAGCGCAAGGCAGACGTCATCCGCGTACACGATGCAGGCGACTACTACTCCAAGGAGTACCGCGATAAGTGGTTACAAGTAGCGCAAGAATTGCCAAGCGTTCGCTTCTACTCTTACACCAAGAGTCACACACTATTCGATGAGGTTCAGTTACCAAGCAACTTCGACCTTATCAAGAGCGAAGGCGGCACGAAAGACCACCTTATCCAAGACACCGACCGTCACTCAAGAATCTTCGATACGGCAGAAGCCCTGCAAGCAGCAGGCTACCACGATGCAAGCAAGGACGACCTTGCCGCCACCAAGTGGTACAACGATAACCCAAGAATCGGATTAGTAATCCACTAAACCCAAGAACCATGAGTAAGATGAAAGACCACCTGATGCAAGAGCAATCGCTCCAGTATGCAGTCGAGATGTTCAAGATCAAAGGCTTCAAGCCTGACGTAATCGGCAAGAAGTTGTACCTCCAATGTTGGAACGAAGACCTGACCGAAGCATACCACGTCGGCATCTCGCAAGAAGAAATCGAATTCCAAGCTAACGAATACCTCACACACCATGCTTAAGCAAGAATACTTCTACTACTTCGAAGAAGGCGGATGGAACAGCGAGTACGCTACCTCCGTCAAGCAAGCACGCAAGCAAGCCCAAGAACGGTGGGCGCACCTTGACATCACACCACGCCTCGACTCGTTCAAGCCCTTCAAGGGTAACGAAGAAGAGTACAAATCACTTATGAACCTCTTTCACTAATGACAGGAATAGTAAACCTCTTAGTCAGCCTCGACGTTGACAACAACTGGGATTGCCCAAGCGATACCATTATGCACCTCAAGGGTGTAGTAGCTCAAGAACTCAGCAGGCTACAAGCAGAAGGCAAGCTCGGCCCAGGAATCAGCATCAACGAAGTTGACGATGATTGGAACGACCTTGAGTACAAGGACGAGCAAGCAAGATACGAAGACCACCTGATGGCAACAGACCCAAGAGTATAACCCCTTAAACCCAAAACCCCACGACTATGAACGAAGAACTAACACTCGAAATAAGCACCGCATTCAATGACACTGGTGCATACAAGGAATTGATGACTATTCTGTCAACGCGCACGGACATACTCACAATCCAAGAGGTGGATGAGTTGGTTGACCGACTCGAAGCCTTTATTACACAAGAAGTCAAAGAAATAATTGAAGAACGATGAGTAAGAAAGAACAATCCTTCGAAGGCGTTGAGATGCTAAGAGCAGCCGCCTACTGGTCAGGAACCCGTCACGAGTACCTGAACGCCAACAAGTCAGCCGTTCAAATCATCAACGACTACAAGAAATACCTAAACGAAGAACACACCATCTAATGGACATCATCGACAACATCATCGAAATATACCGCCAAGAAGGGTACGAGATTACCCGCGAAGAAGCGGAGTCAATTAACGAAGCAATCGAGTTCGCGCACGAAGTGTGGACATCAAAACAATAACAGTAAACCCCAAGACTATGACACAAGACGAAATCAGAGACGTAGCAATCTATGTCACCGAGCAATTGCTCGACAAGACTCCTTACATCTTTCACTACAAAACCCTTGAACAACGAGGACAATACACAACGTACACTTGGGAACTCCAAGACACGATCAATGAAGCAATCACCCAAAAGTTAGAAGAATGTACAAAGTAAGATTCCATCTCGGTGCAGGAGAGCACTTTATGCACTGGCAAGTCAAGACCCAAAACGTGACGGCATACCACGACCCGTCAAAAGTCCAGCTCGCGCTGTTCGACTGCAAGCTCGTGGTTCAACCCTCTACAGCTAAGAAGATACACGGCGGCGCGTGCAAGACCGTATGCGCTTGGATACAATGCCAAGAAGTACAAGTGCTTCCCGTTGACCGCATCGGCAAGAACGAAACAGATTTCAACGTCCGCTTCAACCCAAGAGTTGATCCTGACTGGACGAACGCAGAAGGCACGCCGATAAGTGGAGACACCTTCCCCATCATCTTCACGAACGACCGAAGCCTCTACGTGATGGGCGATGCCTACGAATGCCAAGACTACGACAGTATGATACGTTCATATTTGGCATAAGAACAATAATTCACTAACATTGCAAAACTCAAAACTCTAACACATGGATACATACACTCTGGTGCTGTGGCCTGAATCACAGACATATATGGACGAGGCATGGTTTCAAGACCACGCTGTCCTTGCCGACTACGATTCAATCGGTGAATCGCAAGCGTACTTCATCCCAACTGAATACATCAAATCGTGAACAAAGAAATTATTGACCGCCTCGTATATGTTTACGAAATGTATGCAGGCGAAATGGAACTCTGGCAAGACCCAGTGACCACAAAGCTGTACCACGTACCTATCGAGATAATCCGCGATTGGGACAACTCTGAAAAACTATAAAAAACTCTAAACCCCAAGACAAATGAAATACTGGAACGGAGAAGGCAAGCATCAACCCCTTCACAGCTTGTACTTCGATACGCTTGTGCCTTTTCACGGCGAAGCAGACACACCCGAAGGAGAAGCGTTGAGAGCAATCAACCGAGTTTACTACGACGTCTACAACAACGGCGCGTGCAACATCTTCGAGACCGAAGAGGTGTATGACGATGACGGCGATTACGAGTGCGATGAGTACACGCTCTCAAGATACTACGAAGACCTCTTCGACAAGATACACCAATTTACGTGTGACGGCTCAGGCGTACACGCTCTGATTGGAATGTGTAAGAGGTGCGCTAAAGGATACGCGTTTCGTGCCGACCTCGATGGCGTAAGTGAACTCGACAAGACTCTCGACGAGTTTATGGATAAGATCATAGATAAGATTCACACCACTAACGGCCCCGCCTTAGTACAAGCAAGACAGTAAATGACTATTGAAGAACTGCAAGACCTGTACGGTCTCGAATACATTGACTACATCGAATACTTAGAACAATGAAGAGAAATAATCAAATCGAGCTTGCACAAGAGATGCAAGCAAGCGGATTTAATGTGGTGACGTGTGGTCATTGCGGCACGGTAAACATCCACCGTATGAGCCAAGAAGATATCGAGTGTTGGTCGTGCGGATATATCTCTGAGCCGTGCGACTTCCCTGACTACTTCTACGAAGGGATGCCCGAACAAACTAACCCATAAACCCCAAGCTATGACAAAAGAAGAAGCCAAAGAGGTGGCATTAGTCACCGCTATAATAATCCAAGAAGACGTTCTTATGGGCACTGTATTTCAAACCTTTGACAAAGCGTACGAAATAGCTACTAAGTTCGTTGAGCTATACCCTCCCGACCTTGATTGGGGAGTTGATGAGATAACCGACCACGAAGGTAAGCCAGCAGGAGAATTTGACGACACAGTGATCAAGTTCGCCTGGGCTAATGCACTACAAATCACAAAACAAAACCGATGAAACTAACAGAACGACAACTGCTACACGCTATCGATGTAGCCAAGACCCAGAAAGACACACAAGGAGCCGAGTACCTGCAAGCCATGCACGAGAAATACTACGGTTCATTTGGATTACGAAAAGTTACTTCTTACATTGCAACCCAAGAACCCCAAGAACTATGACCTACAAGCACAAGAACGTAGTCGCTTATGTATACCTGTTATCAGGAATACTTGACATCCCCGTATTACCCATCCAAGAAGTAGAGATATGAAGATCGAGTACGAAGGCGTCACGATAAGAACTAATCACGACGCAGAACAACAAATTTTAACAATTCAAATTACCCAAGACGATTTGTGGATTGACACGGTTGTCGTAGATTTGCAGAAACCCAAGAAGCATGCTTAAAGTACAACAACAAGCCCTCGACTCCGTCGTTGGTGACATTGCGTTCGACGAGAACGACTCCCAGTGGAGAGGCATCACGTGGATCAACGGCATGAGGTGTGTGGTCACAAGAGATCGTGCAACCGCAGACCCGTATGACTACAACATCATAGCTGAGAAGCAAAATGATGGCAGCCTCATAGTGTACACGGAGGAGCTTTACGACAAGGGCTACAAGCTTACGATACCAAAGTACCTAATTGACATAACCGGAAACATAGAAGAACTATGACAGACAAGAACCAGGTCGGTGGCGACCACTACAAGAAGATGGAGGTACAGCCTCTGGAGTATATCATCAAGAACGGAATTGGATTCCTGGAAGGCAACGTGATCAAGTACGTAAGTCGATGGCAATCTAAGGGCGGACTCGACGACCTCAAGAAGGCAAAACATTATCTTAACCTATTGATCAACCAAGAAGTAGAAAAACTTACAGCTCATGCTATTGAAAACCTTGAAACGCTTTCTGAAGACGAAGAAGCAAACCGAGTCGCAAACTGGCTCTACTCTAATTGTACCGAGTGCCCCAATGATTATATCGACTGTTCATGTGAACCCGGCGAAGGACTTCAATGATTGGGCAGAGAGCGTGTATCGAGAACGAATGAGAATCCACAACATATCCCCAAGAGATGATGACGGAAGACGACAAGAATGAACTTAAGTTTTTGGCGTCGAGGAATAAGCTCAAGGCTCACCTGCTGAACATGGCAGACTTTGTTCGGGCAAGCTCTCCAGAAAAGATTGGCAAGGCGCGGTATGAGAACCTGAGAGAGGTTGCTGCTCTTGGTCTGATGTTGATCATGGAGAACGAATGGCAGTATTCGCAGATAGAGCACCTAAGAAAGGATCTCAACAGGGAGATGCGTATGAACACGGAGCTGATCAGAAAACACGTCGATGGCGAGACCTAAAGAATGGCCCAACCCTCCTAAATGGACAGAAGACTTCCCCTGTCCACGGTCGGTGACGCTTTATCGTTCTGCGCTTGCAATCAAGCAGTTCAAGAAGGACGTTAAGATGCCACCAGAGCCTGACTGGAAAAAAATATGGGAAGACTATAGGAATTTAAAAAAATAGAACTATCTTTACAAACCCAAAATTATGACAGAAGACGAAAAGAAACGATTCAGGTCACTGACCGACAAGTACGGGCTGCAAGCCTCAGACTTTTGGAAATCCCCACAAGGCTTCGTGATCATCTCTCGCCGAGGCATTGAGAAGATTCAATCAGGCATGAACGCAGAGATTACGTATGAGGTGGTCTCGGAGTTCAGCTCGCCTCAAGATGCCAAGTATGTGATCAAAGCCATAGGCAAGGCAAGAAGCGGAAAGGACTATCGCCGCATCGAAACCTACGGAGAGTCATCTCCCAAGAATACAAGAGGCGGAGCGCAAGCTTACCCTGTAGCCATGGCGGAGAAACGCGCCTTGTCACGCTGTATCCTTAAACTGTCTGATTTCTACAGCCTCGAAGGGGTTTACGGCGAAGACGAGATCAATGAGTGAAGAAAGAGATTGGGTAGACGAGCTGTTCGATACACAGCTTCCAGGCATCCCAAACATAAAATGGAGTACGCAGACCTGGCTGCTTCACCTTTTAAGAACATCAACAATTGACGACAATGAAGAATTAGCAATCGAAAACCAAATCGTGGATGGCAAGTTCACTGAAGAAGAGCTGGAGGAGCTGATCACCAAGTTAAGAATGAATCAGCAGCATTTCACGAACATCCCTAACCCCTCCCAAAAACAGATTAGTAAATTCATCAAAAACCTATCAAAAAATGACAATCCCTAAGAGTATTTCCATCTCCATCGACCTGAACAAGATCGATCAGCAGTATATCGTAGAAGGCAAGAACGGCGCTCGTTATCTCGACGTCAAGCTTGTGAACACCCCGGACAATCAGTATGGCAACGACTACTTTGTGAGCCAAAGCTTACCCAAGGAGGTTCGAGACCAAGTCAAGGCTTCAGGCGGTGAATACCCCAAGACTCCGATTCTCGGTAATGCTAAAGCCTGGGAAGTGATGGGCGGTAAAGCCAACACTACTAAGCAGGGCGCATCGACCGAAGAGCCAAAGTCTACACAAACCACTGATCTGCCGTTCTGATGCCGAAGCCAGAACTTAACGTGAACACACGAGCTTACGGTTACCTCTTGCTAGGAGAGGTGATGGAGTTAATCGTGAAGAGGTCAGAGTCGTGTCTAGACCTCAAGAATGACAGTGCAGATTTGCTCATGACAATTGTAGAAGATACGATTGGCGATTTCCGAGCAGACGTGTCAGAAACCAAGATTCATTTTAAAGAGGACGGCTCCTTCAAGCTTGAGTCAGACGTCCTTGCCTTCTTAGGTGACACGGAAGCAGTAGACGAAGAAACCCTTGCGCTTACGCTTTCTATGATCCTAGAACGCCTTGATGGCCTAGAAGGGAAGATGAAAAACATGAATGGATAAGGTAATAGAACAAATAGACACCATGTCAGACGAAACAAGAGTGCATCTCGTGGGGGAAGATAAGCGTATTCCTCAGAAGGCCATGCCTTCTTCATTAGCCGCTGTGATCAATTGGGCTGCGAATGAGGCGAGCACTCCTGTTTTGATGCTTGGGCAGGTGGTTCATTTGTTCAACGGGAGATACTATGAGGCGGGCAAGATGTATGAAATCATGGAAGCGGCCTTACGCCGCCTTGCCTTGCCGATCTCTCTTGCCGTAGACCCTGACGTCCTAAGAGCGACAGAGAAGTCTCTGAGCGTATGCTTAGACCGATATGGGTCCGACCTCGATATGAACCCAAGAGGTTTGAACTTTATGGACGGGCGATTAATGATATCGCAGTCACAGATAGAGTTCATCGAGGGGCATGACCACCGATCTGTGTTTACCTACTGCTTGCCGTTCAATTATTATGGAGACCGCGAAGAATCGTTGGTGTGGGCCAGGTTTATTAATCAAATCATCCCCAATGAAGAGATGAGGCGATACGTGCTGGCTTCGTTCATCAATGCTATAGCAGGTGACCCTATGCACGCGCAGCGGATGCTGTTGCTGATGGGCGTAGGCGCCAGCGGCAAGTCCACATTGATTGACGCAGTAGTAGCGACTATAGGTAAGCAGAATGCGTGCCGAGTAGATGATTTGAGGAACCTAACCAAAGACGAGAGCCGTTACAGGATCGACTTAGCCAATCACATACTCTGCATCTGCGGTGACGCATCAGGCAACCTAGGCAACAAGGACGTACTAAAGCAAATAGTTTCGAAGGAAGAGATTAGTGGGCGCAGGCTTTACCGAGAGGTCGAATACTTCGTCCCTCGCGCCTCGCTCGTAGTGGCTTCCAACGAGATCGGCTTTACGCACGCCTTGGGTGACTCCGGGATAAGTCGACGTATCGACATTGTCCAATTCAATAATCCTGTTGACGAGAAAAACAGAGACCCTTTCATCGGAAAGAAGTTGGCTGCCCCAAAAGAGCAACGCGAGATGGTCATGGACATGATCGACTGCTTGCTTGAGATGCAGAACAACTTCGGACGGATGGTGCGGCCCGACTCCTTGGCTCAGGCTCTCGACGACCTACGGTATGACGGTGACACGTTCCTGTCGTTCTTGGGTGCGAGTGGCTTGGAGATTATCAAGGCAAAGGAAGAAGGCCCGGACTCCCTGTGGATTCATCAGTCGGATTTGTTTTCAGCGTTTAACTACTTCTGTGGCATGAATGGGAATAAGCTGGGCACCATGCGTACCCTGAAAGGCAAGTGCAAATCGCACGGCGTCGTTCAGGAGTCGGCAGGGAAGCGACAGCACAAGTTCCTGTTCAAACTTGTCAACGAGAAGTATTACAAATCAACCTTTGTGAATGTAATATGAACATCTTAGAACGATTCAATAAAACCAAGTTCCTCACAAGTAAAGAGATAAATTGGCTCACCAACGACATCCTCGGTGAGTTCGGATTCGACGACCCAAAGAAGTGTCCTGATCGACGATTGATAGCGTGGTTCTTACGCAACAAACTGTATCTTCCATACAAGAAGATATCGCATGCTCTGAACTATTATCGCGCTCCCGTTTCTTATCACGCGGACATGAGTTACGCCACCTCTACGGACATGATTTTTTCTATGTCCGGTTACGAAAAGGACAAGCTCGACATCATGCGTGCTGTCGCTGACGAACACTACGAATGCGAACACAACGTGTACTTGGACAGGGTCTATGATACGTACCTGGAGGAGGCTTTACTGATGACCGCAGCAGACGTCTGCGGGATGCGGGACAAGCAATCCAACTACAACTCGGACATAGACTTTAAGCTGGAAAAGACCCCCTCGGAGTCTCAACTGGTCAACCTGTCGAAGATGCTGCGGCTGAAAGATATGGGCTACAGTCCGGAGGAGATACTTGACAACTACGAAATAATTAAAAATGAGTAAATACTCCGAACACCTAAACAAAATCCTGGAGCTGCGAGGCAAAGGACTTACCAACGCGGAGGTGGCGAGGGAACTGATGAAGGACCACGACTTCGGTGTGTCCGAGGACAGCGTCCGTCGGTCAATCTCGAACCTGGTGAGGAGCCGCGATTCACACAGCAGTATGTACGACTTCGCTTCGGCGAGCGGTGTGCCTGCTGATCGTGTGAGTTCGTACTGGTACAAAGGCGACCACTTTTCGCTTCACGTAAAGAACGACAACGAGGTAGACTGGAACGACATCAAAGAGACCATTCTTGGCTCTATGAAGGAGTACATTCCAAAGTACCCTGGAGTTGAGTACGAGTCCATAAGCAATCCCCATTGTCTTGTCATTGACCCTGCCGACATTCATATCGGCAAGCTGTCTATGGCATTCGAGACGGGAGAGTCTTACGACAGCAATATGGCAGTGGCCCGCGTGAAGGAGGGCGTGCACGGCATCCTCAGCAAGTGCAAGGCGTTTGGTATAGACCAAATCGTCTTCGTGGCTGGCAACGACGTCCTGCACATCGACTCCCCTCGACGCACTACAACTTCGGGCACCCCGCAGGATACAGATGGTATGTGGTTTAGCAACTTTTTGCTCGCAAAGCAGTTGTATATAGACCTCATCGAGACGCTCCTTGGCGTAGCACCTGTACACTTCATGTTCAACCCTTCCAATCACGACTACACCAACGGGTTCTTCCTGTGCGACATCATCGCTACGTGGTTCTCGGAGGAGCCGAATATGTCGTTCGACAGCAACCTGCACCACAGGAAATACTACAAATATGGCAATAACCTCATCGGCACCACTCACGGTGACGGTGCGAAAACTGCCGACTTGCCAATACTGATGGCTACAGAGGCACCCTTATACTGGTCGCAAACAGAGCACAGGTACGTATACACACATCACGTACACCATAAAACTAGTAAGGACTTCCCTGGCGTTACAGTAGAATCTCTACGGTCTCCTTCGGGAGCGGATAGCTGGCACCATCGAAATGGGTATCAGCACGCACCGAAGGCAGTAGAGGGATTCGTTCACCACCCTAAGCACGGTCAAGTGGCTAGGATAACACATCTTTTCTGATGCAGACACTAATACTTCTCGTGCAAGTTCTCTTGCTGGCGATGAACTATCGGAACCTGCAAAACCAAAAGCAGATTATCACTCAGCTCAATGACCAGCGAAAAAGGAACAGACGACAGGAGAGACGTAAGCGTCCTCGGCGACACGTGATCGTCAAAAAAACTCACGAACGAGAGATTGTTCGGGTCATACCGACGTCTACCGAATACATGCAACAACAATACAAAAGAGTAGCAGAACAGTATGCAAACAAATGAAACACCCTGGGGAGAGGTTGGATACCCCGTATTTAAACGCACCTATGCCAGGCCAGTAGAAGAGGGTCAGACAGAGGAGTGGGAACAGACCGTCGATCGTGTGATTGACGCTTGTCGTGACCAGCTTGATGTTGGCTTCACTCAGTTTGAGGAGGCCGACCTGAAGCGGATTATGATGGAGCTGAAGGGCACGGTGGCGGGCCGCTTCTTGTGGCAGCTTGGAACAGAGACGGTGGACCGCTTGGGTCTGCCGTCGCTTCAGAACTGCGCCTTCGTAGTAGTCGATGACCCCATTCGCCCGTTTACTTGGGCATTCGAGATGCTTATGCTCGGCTCTGGAGTCGGGTTCAACATCCAACGAGAGAACGTCTATCAACTGCCGAAGGTCAAGGCCCGTGTCAAGGTAGAGCGCACCGACGCCAATGACGCCGACTTCATCGTACCCGACAGCCGCGAGGGATGGGTCGAGCTGTTGCGCCGCGTGTTGGAGGCTTCATTCGTGACCGGAGACGACTTCACGTATGCTGCCCACCTCATCCGTTCCAAAGGTTCTCCTATCAAAGGATTCGGGGGCACCGCATCTGGGCCTGACGACCTGGTGTGGGGTATGGGCGAGATTAACACCATCCTCAATAAGCGCTCAGGGCAGCGTCTACGCCCTGTAGACTGCCTCGATATCATGAACATCATCGGGAAGATTGTAGTGGCAGGAAACGTCCGTAGAAGCGCTCAGATTGCCTTGGGCGACTGTGACGACATCGAGTACCTTCGTGCAAAGCGCTGGGATCTTGGTGGCGTACCAAACTGGCGTGCTATGTCGAACAACTCGGTCATCTGCTCAGACATCTCGCAGCTGCCTGACGAGTTCTGGGAAGGCTACCGTGGCAATGGCGAACCGTATGGTCTCATCAACCTTGACGCCTCACGGAAGATGGGCCGAACATTTGAGACGGAGTACCCTGACCCTGATGTGCAGGGGTTCAACCCTTGCGCCGAGCAGTCGCTTGCCAACTTTGAAACCTGTTGTTTGGCAGAAATCTACTTGCCGAACATTCAGGACTACCACGAGCTGCTGAAGGTTGCCCGGTTCCTGTACCGCATCAATAAGCACAGCCTGGCGATCAAGTGCGCCATCAAAGAAACAGAGGATATCGTCCATAAAAACATGCGTATGGGCATCGGCGTGACTGGCTACTTGCAGGCCACCGACGAGCAGCGCAGTTGGTTGGACGGTTGTTACGAATACCTACGCAACTATGACAAAGAATACTCTCGATTGGCGGGATACCCAACATCCGTTAAACTTACAACAGTCAAGCCATCTGGAACGCTTAGTCTACTTGCTGGCGTTACACCAGGGGCGCATCCAGGATACAGCGAGTTCTACATCCGACGTATCCGAATGGCAGCTGATAGCGATTTGGCATCTACCGCCAGGAAGCACGGGTACCCTGTGGAGTACGTGCTGAACTTCGATGGCAGCGAGGATAAGTCAACTGTCGTGGTTAGCTTCCCTTGCAAGTTCCCGTCGAACACTACATTTGCAGGTGACATGACCGCTATCGATCAGCTTGAGGTGATTAAGCGCCTTCAGGCAGAGTGGTCGGACAACGCGGTTTCGGTCACCATTTACTATAGGTTAGAGGAGCTAGACGAAATAAAGGAGTGGCTTCGTCTCAACTACAAAAACGTCAAATCGGTCTCCTTCCTCCTGCACAGCGACCACGGTTTTAAGCAGGCACCAATGGAAGAGATTGACGAGGCAACCTACATCGAGATGTCGAGTCGGGTAACTCCGATTCGTAGCTTGGAGCAGCTCGAAATGGATGAGGTTGAGATCATGGACTGTGACACGGGTGCGTGCCCAGTTCGATGAAGCGTGTGAGTGAGTGCTGGATATCCCAGCTGTATTATTTCGGATAGCGAAAGGGGGAGGGTTCTCGTGTGTTACCTCCCCCTTTCTTTTTCAACCAACCACGGTTCAGCTTACTTGATTCTTTGCAAGTAAAAGCTTGATCTCCTGAATGTCTTTTAGGAGTTGTTTTACGTCGTCTTTAAATTCGGTGTTGTCCATTTCCAAAGCCTTTACACGAGCGGACAGCTTGTTGTAGTCAGACTGGAATTTTAGCCAACCACTGATCAAGGCTCCCGCCACTGCTAAAAATTCAAAATGACTTAGGTGCTCCATTAGTTTTTAGTTTTTTCTATTGTCCGCCCCGCGAAGTAGGCACCGAACGCTGTTAACATTAAGACCTGCAACAGGTCTACATACGAATCTTTCACATCAAAGTTGAACTTGCCTACGCTGTCAAATACCATCGTAAGGCAGAACAGCACCATCAGAGAAATAAGAGTCATAGGTCGGATCAGCTTTGCCAGCTTTACGTCGCTCGCCATATCTGCCTTCCATCGCTCCGTGACCGTTTTCTGAAACTCTACTTCGGCGTCAATGCGTGCCTGCACCTCTACAGGGTCTATATCCTCCAGGCGCAGCAGGTTCTTTACTACGCCGAGTCCACCGCTGTCTGGCAGCAGGTCGCCAACGGTCTCCATAAGGTGAGGCGCCTTCTGTCTTATCCAGGCGCCCAGTTTGGTGTTCTTAATCTTCTCCATAGTACCATTGTTTTACGTCGAAACAAGGGCATGCCTTTCGCACTTCTGGCAGGTCACGATGCCCAACTACCTTTGCCTCTGGAAAGACGTGTGTAAGGGTGTCTAAAAGGCTCTGCATGGCCTCCTTTTGCTCAGGCGTTCGGTTGTCCTCTGGGTCTCCCTTTGGGTCAAGCCCTCCTGCCCAGCACACGCCAATACTGTTTGCGTTGAACCCCTTTGCGTGAGCGCCAGGGATGGACACGTCGCGCCCAGCCTCCACTGTGCCGTCACGACGAATCACGAAGTGGTACCCACAGCCCTTCCATCCGAACTTCTTGTGAAGCCGATCTATCCAGTCCACCCCTACGTCCATAGTGGCGTATGTAGCTGTTGCGTGTAGTACGATGAAGTCAATGTGTCGTTCAATCATAATCTACCGTATTCTCCAACTGGAATGTCGATTACAACATGAGTTCCATCAGGCTGCACATATTCCATCTGTCTTGGTTCCATAACCTGCCAGGTTTTATAGGTGGCGTAGTACACCCCATCCTCAAATTCGCATTCTTCAATAGACTCTTGATCGTACATGAATACCATGTTAGGTACGCGGCTGTCTACCCAGCCTTCGAAAAAATCCGTATTCTCGTCTACGGCTACTCTGTATGTGTTTTCTCTTACCATTATCCTGCTACTAAAGCTCCGTTTCTTTGTGCTGCTGTTGTCGCACCTGTTCGAACCTGATACCAGTTTTTGTTTACCGTTTGTCCAAATACCTCTTTAAATTCTTCACTGTCCTCACCCCCAATCCAAAACGCACCGCTTTTTATACCTATACCTAAATGCTCACTTGTTGAGCCACTGTAGATGGCTGAGTCGTAATGTGTCCACCCTGAGCCTGCGGAGGTCAACTGGTAACCACTGTTGCTTAACTTTTTGTCCGTAGTGCTGTTGTCGGGTCGCATATACGAACTTGCCTCACCGTTAAATCTGAGATATCCGTCAGAATCGATGTGACAACCGCCGTGATAGCTGTGACCGCAAATCTTAGCGCAAACGTAATCTGTTGAACTGTCAACAGCTAAAAGTGGCCCGTTGCTATCTGATGTTGTTGTTATCTGTGGGCCAGCG